GTTTGTATTCCATAGTATACATTGTCTTGTATATCCTGTCTGTGTTGCATTAACTCCAGAAAATTCATCATTTAATATAACCGTAGTTCCTACTATACTTTTAATACCAAACCATGCATTTTCTGGAAAAGTTACTGAATTTTTTCCTATAACACATGTTAGATTTAAATCGCTATTACAAGCCTCTATATTATCTATACATACATTAACAGTACCAGGGTCGGCTGTAGAATATAAACCAACACTAACAATCGCTGTTAATGCAGCAGGATTACTTAATGTAACTGTACATGGTGTCCACATAGATGGAGATATACGTGGTAAATTTATAGTTTCAAGTGGACTTACACATCCATTGGTATCATCAAGTAATATCTGTAAAATTCCAGCAGCCTGAGCGGTAGTTGAATATATCCAAAATGTAAGTTTTGTATATGTAGATAAATTCTTTGCAGCAAAGTTTTTATATGCAATTAAACCACCAACAAAACCAACAGCTATAGATTGTTTAGCTGAGTTAGTACCTTCCTTTTTTATTGTTGGTTCTGATGTACATGTTACGTTTGGCAATGCTGTCCATGCAGCATCACATAAATCTACAGTTAATGTTTTTGCGGTTGCCAATGTAAGTGTAGCACTATTATCTGTAAATGTTACATTTCCAATATTTATAGGGTCAGGTGATTTTGCTATTCTTATTTCATCCCCAGGAGCTATTCGAGCAAATGTAGCTCCAGAAGTAATTGTTTTCCATGCTTGTCCCCAATTCGCACCAGTGTTTGCATCACTTCCATTAACAGTATCCATATAATAAATAGGCATTTTTACCTCTCTTTGTAGGAGTAAAGGGTAGTATGATAATACACACTACCCTTATGAAATTCTTAAAATACAATTTTACGAATATGGTTGTGTTATTTGGAATGTTGAAATACTCTGTACTGCGGTTGCAGTAATGGATGTTGAACTCATATTAAGTGCAGCACCAGCACTTGCACAATCACCATCAATGCGCTCATCAAGTACAGATTGTGAAGCTATTGTATCACCAGGAGCATATAACCTAAACCACGTAGCTTGTCCAGTCAATACAGCAGTACCACTCCATGTTTCGGTAGATTTCTTTGATATAGTGCTTGACGTAGTACCACTTACGGTATCATCAAACTCAAGACCAGCAGCAGCACCATCAGAATATATAGTAACAAGAATGTGGCAATTTGCTTTCTGATTCCATCCCTCATCTGGAGTATCAGGTATAGTTCCATCAAATATACTTATAAAACCATCCTTGAAAATATCCTGAATAGAATGCGTTAGAGATACGAATCTTAAACTATCGAATTTTGATGTTCTATCTCCGATTGCATCATTTGTTTGTAATATAACCCTATGTGATGTTTGTGTAGCCAAGAAGAAATGTCTTTTGACAATCCAGTCTGCATCTGTAAGGTTTCCAGAATCGTAAATTAAATCTTCATCTCCAGCAGTACCAATCATAAATTTACCGTGGTCTGAAGTTCCTTTCTTAAAATACAGTTCGAGCATATAAAGATGACCTATCTTAGTAGTAACATCTTCATGTATTTTTCCAGGATTTGCACCACCAACCTCAGTTAATAGACAATGATTACTACCACCTACACCACCACCAACTTCACTTGTCGCTGTACAATCAACCTCAGTCCATTCATCTACCTTTGCCTGTGTCTCAAAATCACCAGAAATAATTTTGTTAGTATAAACACCAAGCAATTTGTTTCTCAAATAAGTTGATAATCTTACAACCATTTTATTTTTCCTCCTTACTCGTAAATATTCTCTGCATTAATAGGTTTCTTAAGTGAAACTATATATTGACTATAGCCTCTCCTTTGTTTAAATAAACTCGTTCCAATATCAGAGGTTGGAAAGGAATAATTATCCCTTGTTAGGTTTCTGAATAATCCACCATTTCCACCAATACATATACCTTCGTTAGTGAAAAACATAATAACATTATCTTCAAATTTTTCACCAACTAAATCTCCAGGAACTATAGTTGCAGAACCTTTTGTTACACCATAATCAGCTTTTTCGTCAACCCTAAAGGGTGGATTGTTACCTCCAAAATAATAAATCTTCTTATTAGTACCAACCCATATACCATCCTTAACAGCTTCAATCATATTTACATTCGATTCCATGGTTATGTGTCCTTCAGATAGATTAAACATTTCATATGAAAATGGAATTGAATACCATATGACACTTCCATCAACAACATATATTCTACTGTTGTAATATCCAATTAGATTACCCATTGGAGTTTGGTGTAGATTTAATGCTTGTAATGGATATGAAGCATTAAGGTCAACCTTGTTTATAGTATGTGTCATAGTACCATTAGCAAGTCTTCTGTAGAAATACATAACAGAACCGCTTGGTCTTGTTAGGTAAATATCAACATACTTAACGGTTGCGTCACTCGATACTGGTATGTTTGATAGCTGCAATGCAGAGTTATTATTTACTATTTTAACATCAGGATTATCAGCACCAGAAATCATACCATTTTCTCTTACGTGTACTATTCCAACCATATAATTTCCAGCAATCATATTACCACTTATAATATTGATAGTTGGCTTTGTTGGTATAGGAAGTCCCCATGTTCTCGATTGTTCATGTTCCACTACACCATTAGAATAACCATCTGTATAGTAAACCTTTCCAAGTAATGAAAGATAATTCATTGGAACTTTTAAACTTGTAAGGTCATTTCTAAGTGTAATATAGGAATATGATTCACTTAATAGTTTAAGTGTAGTACCCTCCCTATATAGACAAACGTTTCCATCACTCCAAATGGAATGTATATTTCCAAATACAACCCTGTCCATTCCATCCCTACGTCTTACCTGAAATTGGTCTGTAATATCAACATTATTAGCTTCAGTTAAGAACGTATCAGTATAAGCCTTTCTACCGACAAATTCAACATTGCCAGTAAGGTTATATTCGGGCAGTTTATTATTTAGCCCTAATATCCTACGAAGGCTTAATATCATCTTTTGCATTTCTTATTCCTTAGCTGCCTCACCAAATGCTATACCATACTCATCATCTGGTGTTTCAACTTCGTTCAATGCTTCCTTAATTACCTTGAGGGCTTCATCTACATTTTTAGCTGTGTACTTTATATCTTCCCTGTAACATATATCTTCGCCCTTCTTTCCCTTCTTTTTCTTTGCTGGAACTTCAATTATAAAAGTTCCATCAGATGCTTTTTCAACGCTTATTCTCATATATCACCCCTTAGTTTTGGTAGAACAATCTCAGTCTTTTTGCACCATCACCATCAGTGGTTATGTCAATAGTACATGCCTCAATGGTAGCACCAACCGCAACCGTAGGAGCATTAAGTACACCAGTACCATGTGTTGCCATTACCAAATCAGCAGCAGCACTAAGAATTACTGGAAGTCCGACAAGTCCACCAAAACCTACTGTTATTTGGTCGTCACCATCGTTAGCACTCCAACCAGCACCAGTTACCGCAGTAACTGTCTTGAAAGCTTTAGTTCCAGCAACCGTGCCATCAATAGGTATAATCACTTCCTGTATTGCTCCATCATTGTAGTTTGTTCCAACAACCGTAATAGTTCCAGGTGCATCAAAACCACCAGCTATTGTTACAATAACTTCAATATTACGACAAAGAGAATCACCAGATGAAGGATTAGCTACAATATAAGCACCAACCTTCATGCTCGTTGACACAACAAATCTGTTAGCAACCTTAGCAGCAGGTACGCCAAAATTTAAACCAATAGGTACGTCACTTGTCATTGCTGGAACTACAGTTTGACCAGCGATATTTCCAGTACCAGATTTTGCCAATACCTGATTAGCTCCAAGTGCTATTTCCTCTACGCTACCAGCACCAGTATCTTTCTTTCCTATTACCTTAAATCCAGCAGCAGTATTTTGAATTTTTGCATATGTTATTACCCCAGGCTGAACAGTAACCACACCAGAATTATTAATTGTAGCATCTACACTCATACCTACAGGAGCAGCTACATTAGAACCGTTACCAACAAGTATTTTTGCACTTGCTAAGGTTATGTCTCCAGGAGTAACTTGAACATCCACTGAACCATCTTGAGATATTGATGCAATATCTCCAGTTAAAGATATAGGTCTGCCGAGTGCATCTAATCTGCTATTAAAAAATTTCCTTACAGAATTTAACATAATTATACCTCCTTGAGATATACAACCAATAACTTCTTAGTAGCATCAGCAGCAGTAGTTAAAGCAAGGGTACACTTACTAATTTCTGGACTATATTTCATAGTTGGTGTTGCAATAGCTTGATTCCAAATTACCTTATATACTTCTTGGTCAACCATCTTTACAGGAAATCCAACTACATCACCAAATCCAACAGTAATATCATCTTCGTTTCCGTTTGTTACCCAACCAGCACCAACAACATTAGTCACAGTTTTGAATGCTTTAATACCACTTACTGTAGTATTAACAACAGGTGTTATGGTTTCCGTAATAACTTCACCGTTATGGTCTGTTCCTGTAATTAGGATAGTTCCCATTGTATCGGCTGCACCATCAGCAGTAACAGCTACGGTGATATTTCTATCAAGACCATCACCAGGATTAGCATTGGCTACTGCATAAGCACCTACTATCATATTAGTAACCGTAACGTACCTATCTACAACTGCGGTTGCTGGAGCAGTAGGTGTCCAGTAAGTAAAAACAAACTTAGTAGGAACACCGTTCACTACTATTCTTCCAGCAGAATTTATCTTCATATACCTGAAGATATTTCTAATTTTGTTTTGCATTTTTTCCTCCTACCTTATCCTATGTTAATAATATCAACACGAAAATCAACTAAAAACCTAAAGGTCTATGTCTCATTCCCATGTTATTTGGAAGTCTCTTTCTGCTCATTTCTGTCTGTGCAGAAGGTCTCAATCCAAACTTCTTATCAAAAGAACTTTCATATTCCTTAGCTCTATTTAAGTCCTGTACTTCTGAGTCTGGTTTCTTAAATGCCAAATACAGAACCCAATCAATTAAGTCTGCGTGATAAATAATCGGTATCTCTGGAGATTTAGTTGTGTCTCCAGTTGGTTGAAATTCATATTTTGGCAATCTCGAAGTAACAATCCAAAGTATATCATTACCCGAAGGTGGTGAAACCAATCTAAGTAAACCACTGTCTTGAATAAAATAAGCCATATTATCTTCAAGTGTTTCCCAGGTTGATGTATAGAATCCACCAAGGGCGTTATGGGTAGTAACTATTCCAGCATCGAGACCTGGTAAGGTTCTTTGTTTTAGTGGATATTCTAAACTATCAGGTCTTGCACGCAATACCTGAACTATTTTTGGATGTAGTTTATATGTATGTTTAGTGGAAACAAGTGGTATTCTTGTAACATTACGTATGGCTGTTATAACAGCACTCTTGTCTGATTCATCAACAACGGTTTCAAGTACAGTAATTACTGTATCAGTTACGGATGAAATTGTAAGGGTACTATTATTAGATACTGTTCCTGTTACAGTTATTGTATCATCCTTTTCAAAGGAATTAACTTCTGACTCACCACCAGATGACAATAAAAAACCACCAGATGCTTTTGTTATCGTCTTTGTAGTATCATCAAATGTTATGTTATTAACTCCAGTTATTGAAACTACAGAAGGATAAGCAATAATAAGACTTGCTCTGCGACATGCTTCCATTTGAGCATCATTTATATATCTTATTATTTCTGCATCTGACCATTTATAGGGGACTACTTCATCATCAAGTAATCCCCTTATTGATATGATTAAATCTGCTATTGTCATTTTACGATTTTAAAAATCGCTATTGAATTATGACAATATTTTAAAGTTGTATCTCGAAACATCACGATAAGTCATTTCGTATGTTTCCATATTCTGAACCATCTTGGTTGTTACTGCATGATTCAGAACCCCTACAACCTCCTCTGGAACTTCAATAGGAATACCCCTTCTTATTTGGTATCCATATCCATTTACACTAACAAAAACATCAGAGGATGAATTTTCATCGTCACTTTCTTCAATAACAATCCTTACCCTTTTACCTTTTGGTTTATTTATAACTACGCTTTCGTTTACCTTTGGCTGTTCTACTACATCACCCCTTAATGTAACTTTATTGTCAGTTTCTTGTTCGGTATCTCCTAAAGGGTCTTTTTCATCTACTTTTTCTTTACTCACAATTCCTCCTTAATTAGCCAAAAGTCAAAAAACTTTTTGGCTTGATTGTTTCAATACCGTAAAGTTTATAATTACCTTATTGCAACCCAAAATATAATTTCAGCAGCAGCATTTACGTCTGCATCTGTACCAATAGTGAATCCCTTTGAATAACCATCAGCACCAGCATATTGAGAAATTCCAGCAGGTGTAGTAATCTGAGAGAATACACTATTTTTACCCTTTAGACCAGAACCAGATGGCATACCATACCACCATTCGCAAGTTTCAAACGTAGCAGAAGTAAAATTATACAATTTAACGTACCTTGGATAGAAACCGATTTGTACATTAATAGCAGCACCAGTTCCAACCACACTTCCAACAGCATATCTTTCTTCCATCTTAAATTCCTCCTATTGTTTACCTAATTAGTCTCTTGCTTCAGCAATAGCTGTAGCTGCGGTCATTCTTGCAGACCTTTCAACACCCATAATTGCTATTGCATCGTCAACATGAGCAGCGATAACTTTTATAAGTCCCCATTTTGTAGTAGTAACTGGAAGTATGTTTTTTGCATCTTCATTATCAGCAATGTTCTCAATATAAGTGCAAAGACTATCAACATACTTATTGAAATCGTCTAAAATCAATTCATAATTTACCATTTTTAAAATCCTCCGATTCGATTAAGGGGAAGTATATTTCAACTTCCCCAATTAGTAATCAATTATAATGCTGTAACAGCACTCTCAAGTCTTGCCAACCACGCATCGTTAAGAATAACAGCACCTTGCATGGTTTTCCAACCCTGTGAACCCCTCTGTCCTAATGGGTCTCCACCCCTGGGTATTCCAGGATTTAGAACCTTCATTTCAACAGCGAATTTACCCTTAAGTGCCACAACACCATATGCATCTCTCGCAACAAAAAGCATTGGATACACATCAGCACTTGCACCAGTTGTAGTAACCATTGCTGTACCGCTACCAGCAAATGCAGCACCAGCATCAGCCCAAGGCTCGAAGATTGGGGATAATAGATACCTAACATCCTCAACAGCACCAACTTCTGCCTCATAAGGTGTTACCTGTCCATAATCCTTTACATCTATAAAGCCAGGCATAGACCTAATGTCAGCCTCAAAATCTGTGTGACCTCCACCTATATAAGAAGGAAGTACATTCTCAGTATTGAAATTGGTTGTACTTTTAACAACATTTGTAATCCTTGCACCATTCTGTCTCTTGAGACCCCTTGTAACTGCACGTTGCCTTGCGAGAGTAATAGGTGTGTTAACGGAAGCCCTTGCAGCACCGTTAGTATAAAATACGTTAGTACCAGCCTTAAGTACGTTAAAACGAAGTGTCTCAACGGTCTTTGCAGCCTGTTCACCAAGAATAACATTATTCTCTTTTAGAATTGGGTCTTCATGTGTATCTGCTATAATGTCAGTAACTTCAACATACGAACCATATTGGCGAAGAAGAACAGAAACATCAGTAAAACGAAGTTTTACACTTGTAGGTGTAACACCCTCTACTAATGGAGTTATTGCCAATGGAAGATGCTCATATCTCCTGAACTTCATTGACTGTGTTTTATTTCCAGGAAGTGCCTTAGCCTGTCCAAATTTCTCAAGGCAAAGATATGGCATTCCTCTCTTAAGTAAATCAACTACAACATATGCAGCAGTACGTGGAGTTATATCTCCGTAAACCGTAATAGCCATTTTAAAATCCTCCGATTATTTCTTATCGCTAACCCTTGAAGCCTCATCAAAAGCATCGTCATAGTTATCGGCTTTCTTTATGTCTCCACCGATAGCTCTTTTCTTGCTTTCTACTGTCTCCATGGATTTAAGTTTTTGTTCTTTTTCTTTATTTTGTTTCTTAATATCATCGGTATCTTCTTTATCTTCATCTACAATACCGATTCCCTTAACCTTCTTGAACTCATCAATAAGCTCTATAACCTCATCTGTATCACCAGATTCAATAAGCTCTTTATAGAGTTTCTTTTTTGTTCCATTCAACGTTTCTATCCACTCAGTAATATCCTTCTTTTGATAATCCTTTCCGTAGTCCTTATGTGCTCCATGAATAGCTCCAATATGCTCATTATATTCGTCCTGTAATTTGGTTTCAACAAGTGCCTTAACTTCTTTTACAGGAATGTCATATTTTTCGTTTATTTCCTTAACTATTTCATTCTTAAAGCTGGATAGAACCGTTTTGAGTACCTTTTCTGTCAGTTTCGATTGGTTTTTTGCAATAAAGTCATATTGCTTAAGATAATCTTCAAGTTCCTCATCCACTTCTTCCTGTTTTGGAGTGACATCTTTTGTCTCTTTATCTACATTTTCCGTCTTTGTCTCTTTTGTCTCCTGTTCTTTCTTATAGGTTTCAAAATCATGAGACATTTTCTCAAACATACCCTGGAGAGTTTTATATTTATGTTCTATATCTACAGTTTCCTCTTTTTTGGGTTCTGTTTCTATTGTTTCGTCTTCTTTGTTGACGGTTTTTGTCACTTCATCCTGGTCTTCGTGGGTTTTGGCAACATTTTCTTCTTCGGAAGTTTTGGTATCGGTACTATCACCATCTCCCTCTGACGCTGCCTTTTCAAAAAAATCATCAAAAGTTTCTTCCTTTTGAATTTCCTTAGCCATTATTCCTCCATTTTGTTAGTAACTGTAGAGTTTAGGGTATTTCCCTTCTCTAAGTCACTGATTATAAATAAAAAATCATACATTAAGAAACGCAGCCCATCCTTATGTTTAATACTGCATCCTCTCTCGTGCCTCATACCACACGTCTTAATGTAAATCATTTGCACTTCTTTACTTTAACTTCAATCTTTTTCTTAGTTTCTGCTATATTTAACATATGTATTTTACCGTTCTCGAAAATAACAGTAAACTTTCCCCAAAACTTACCTTCCTGACATTTAATTAATTCTTCATTAACTTCTGTTATATTATAATACAACATTCATTCTCCACTATATATAGTATAACATATTTACTCCCCTTTTGTCAATGTGCCTGGTTCTTCTTTCGGTTCTGGAGTTAATGAAGTAACTATGTCCAGGTCTGCCTTCTTAGCTATAGCATCAGATTTAACAGTAATACCCTTAGCTCTTTCCGTTCTCTCTGCTATTTTAGCTCTCATTTCGTCCTTCTGTAATTGTTCTGCTTCCTGGTCTCTCATTGACTGTCTTATAGCATCAGCTTCTTCTTCTGTATATAATATTTCATCAGGATTAATATCAAATGCTTTTGCTCTTTCACGTAAAAACAATGCTGTTTTAAAATAAATCCTTTCTTCTGGTGTGAGTGTTTGTGCGAAAACATTAAGTGCTTGCATCTTAAGTTCTCTTGTAAGTAAACTTACAGAACCCTTAGCTGATACATTAAAATCACCCTTAATATTATCATTCGGATTATATTCCATATTCCATTCGTAAATAGATTTAAGTACAGATTCATTCATTGTATCAAAATTCTTAATTAAATCTTTTATTGGTAGAGTTGTGGCAGCCCATTTCATAGCAAGTTCGGAATTATTTTTCCTTGTTGCATTCTGGTCTCTATCTGAAGACATGAACATTGGAACTGATATTTCCATATCTCCTATAACCATAGCCTTATCAAATATCATAAGTAAATCTGTTATATGAGAATCAAATGAAATTGGTCTAACAGCCTGGTATTGAGCCTCAGCCTGTCTACCATGTCTTTTCCATACCCTACCAGGAAATACATCTTCAGGGTCTTCTCCAACATCAAGTAGGTCAGTATTAACTTCCAACATAGCACCAGCAACTCTCGCAGCATTATTTAAAGTTGCACGTATAGAACCACCAATAATAAACTGAGTGTCTCTTAATATTCTTGGTAATCCCTTTCCAAAGATACTACTTTCGTTTTTATCAAAATAGAAAATGTGATATGGTAGCGTTACATCACCTGCCAATGGACTTATAATGAATTTTATAACACTATCTCCCAATAACCATATATTACACCAAACTTCTTTATCGAGATTATCATCGTCAATATCAAATCCTACATTCTTAAGTGTACGTCCATCAACAGAACCCCATCTCGAAAATACTTCAAATTTTCCATGTCTCGTTTTTTGACTTTCATCGTCTGTTATTGTTTCCAGTTGAAGTTCCCAATCTTTATAAATAGCATCTCCATTGGAATGTGTTTTTAAGTAATCATCAATAACATCCTTAAAGAAATCTTCCCTCTTTCCAAGTTCCCTTACTTTGTGTTTTGGAAAAACATAACGTTCCCACGCAAAACTACAATCGTCTGGTTCTTGTGCTGCCATGTCTGGATACCAATCCCAAACCCTTACGTTCTTTATGTCTGGAAGAAATTTCTCAACTTCAACATTCTCAAACTTTCCCTGAAGTGTTTCTTGGTATCCATTCTCTTTCATTTTCTTAGACAAAACACCACGTATAATTCCAGTTCCATATCTAACAGCAGAATGAACAGTTTTCTTTGTTACTTCTTCATATCCAATATCCATTAATTGGTCTTCTATTTCTATTTCCATCTTAATACATCTTGCAGTAGAGTATTTAATAACTTCTTCTTCAAATTGTTTTTGTGTAACCTTTTCAGCTTTAACTGGTTGACCAGTTTGTTGTGCTTCCTGTAGTGCTTTTGTTTGGTTTAGAACACTAAGCGTATCATATATCTGAGCAAGAACTTCTTTTGATAGTTTAGGTTTTGGTGTTGGCTTTATAGTCCAATTCTTTTCAAACTCAGGCAATACAATATTATTAATCCTTGACCTTAGTGTAATTTCCTTGGAACGTGTATATTTTGGAAATACAGTAGAAGCATTCTCTGGTATTTTAGCGAGAACATCAGGGTCATATATACCCTCAGTTGAACGTAAATCCTCTAACCATTCCCTTTCCTTACTCTGTCTTAGTTTTTCGTTTGAGGTAAATTCATTTTTAAATATACCACCAACGTCTTTTATTTTCTGTATATGTTCATCAGATAATTCAGGATATTTAATTATTTGTCGCATTTAGAAATCCTCCTTAAACCCACGTAGCCCAACCATCATAAGTGCACCGATATTCATATATTGAAACACCATATTCTTCACCAATTTTTTCATTTCTAAACCAATGTTCATTACCACACTTCGGGCATTTTATTTTAATTACGTTTTGCATAATTCCTCCTATTTTTCGCATTTACAGTTATCACATTTTCCACCACAAACATTTTCAGTTGGAGTAATATGTGGTGTCAAAACTTTTCTAAAAATACTATCAAAGTTTTTATAGTAACTTGGTTGTTTCCTTGTTACTTTCCAATCTCTCTTATTAAACTCAAATGCTCCTAAATCTGGTTTTCCCATTTTTTTCTCCTATAGACCTGCTTTTGTTGGAGCATGATATATAACCCTTCTTCTTGTTGGTGTTACGATTCTATTAGCTCTCTGCACACCATCAAGTAAATATAATGCTCCATATTGTAAGGCATCATGTATATGAGACCATTGATTCTTCTTTGGATTTCCTAATTTATCCTTAACGTAACCACCAGCAAAACCCTTACGTAAAATCTTACATGATTGATTAATTTGCAATGAAGGTGAATTAAGGTCAACGTTATTTGTTAGAAAATATTCAACAGCACCTATTCTCGCAACAGGTGAATTTGTTGTTGCTGGAACTACAGTAAAGGATGGGAAAATAATTCTAAGTTCCTCATAACAAGTTGTTTCGTCTGTTTGTTCTCTATTGTTTCCAGCAGGGTCTCCAGTTATAATTATATTATAGTCACGATACTTAGTTGCAAAGGCTGGTCTAAGTATGTTGTTGGCAAAACGTTTTATTCCCATATCCTTACTTACATATTCCTCTATTACATTATAATAACCCCTTGGCGTTAATTGTTGTATAATAGCAGATGGAGTCAATCCAAAGTCAAGACTACAAATAATATCCCTTCCCCTTACTGGAGTTAGTTCATGTTTTGCAGTATGTAAACTATCAAGGTATTTTCCTTCATATATTGGCTCACCTTCTTTAACAAATCCATACTCATTATCTATATAAACTTTAAGCCAATCATCACTTTTACCTTTACAGATTTCCTCATAATAATCAAACCTAAGATTTTTTAAGTTTTCGGCAAGTGGAGACCTGGCTGAAGGTTGAATAAACTGTTCAGCATTGTCTGGAGCTTGCTCCTCAAAAAACTCATGCCACCAACTTGTTTCGTCTGGAGCATTAGTATCCATGATTATACATGGGTATGTACATCCACCATCCTTCTCTGATGGAAACCTACCTATTCTTGTGTCGAGCATGTCAAATACTGGTCTCTGTATTTCCCTGGCTTCATTAATCCATGCTCCTGTAATTTCCCATGACAATAAATTCGCTATATCCTGTGGTCTGTCTAATGCCCTGAAATTTATTTCTATATGGCAATTTGGAAATGCTGTGATAAAGTAATCCTTGTCCGTAACTTTATATCTACCAAAATATTTTTCTGGAAACCATTCAAAGAATTTTGGTATGGTAGTGTCCTTAAGTTGCCGATATGTGTTACGAATAACAGCATATTTAGTATATTTTATATCATCAAACGGATTTGGATTCTGTTCCATTCCCATTCTTGCTACTTCAAGCACCATAGCAGATGATTTACCAGAACCAACCGCACCACGAACTCCCCTTATGCGTTTTCTGCTTTTAGAAAACTTCCATAAAGTAGGACATCCTTCGTATGAAAAATTAATCTCTAACTTGCTCGCCATCTATAACCTCTACGGTTTGCTCACCCTTCGGAGCTATAATATTTAACACAACCCTTTGTCCACCAGAAGTACCCATAACCTGTGTTTCTGTTTTTATTAAACCTATTAGTAATTTATAATATTCTTTTCTATTCTTAAGGTCTGATTTTACCCATCCAATTAAACCCTTTACTCCACCCATCTCATAAAAAACTTTTAGGAAGTCAAGTTTTATTTTGTCCTGGGTATCTTTAATGTTCTCAGATATTTTTCTTACTTTTTCAGCAACAGCCCTTTCAACCTCAATAGTAACACTATCAGCTATCTCATCAACTTCCCTTCTTGCAACAGCCAATTTCTCGGCAGTTATTTTCTGTCTCCTTGCTTCTCTTGCTTTTTCTGCATTTTTTTGTCTAAAGGTTTTGTCTTCCATAATTATTCCATGCTATTAATTACATCTTCTACTTTAATATTTAATAATTCACATACCTTGGCAAAATTATTAATCTTTCGTCTATCTCCAGATGTAAGTATATGTAACGCAATAGGAAGACGACCAGTATCTTTAAAAATTTCATATGCCTTTGTTGGTAGTGTTTGTATCATAATGCAATAATTCCTATTGTTAAAATTGTTCCTAATATAGCACCAAAGGACATATCCCTTAGTCTGTCAAAAAAGGAAGGTTTGGCTTTCTTGATTGCTATATCACATAATTCACCTTGCTGTTTTATTAACTCGGAGTACCTATCTACCGTCTGTTCTTCTATTTTTAATTGCTTATCTTTAAGTACGATTATTTTTTCAAGTAACACAATATGCTTCTCAAGTTCAATATTACCGTCCCTTAATAATTTATTTTCCTGTTCTATTATTCTTGACTTCTCAAGTTCAGTAACAATATCTCCAGCAGTATTACCATCAAAACAAACATCACAAGTTGCTATATTCGGAATACAAACAATTAAAAATAGAAACAAAAATATACTACTTAGTTTCATAACCCAACTCCTTAAATCTATCTTTCGTTTCCTGGTCTGTTTTAGGTTTTTGAATCGAGTCCTTTTTGTTTTTTAGTTTTGTGAGTTCATCTTTTATTTTTATATATCTCTTGTTTGATTCTTCGTTTTCAGTTTGTAGTTCCTGTATATCAGATTCAAGTTCTTTGATTCTATCATCCTTATCTTTAAGTATTATCTGTTCTTGTTCTTTAATTGTATCTATTGGTTTTTTGTCAATAAATGAAATGGCAATAGCCGAAAAGATTAACGCAATAATAAAAATTGTCAATGCTTTGTTTTTACCAATCCATCTAAATATTTCTTTAAATGTTGATAATGTTATTTTCATTAGCAAGTTCCTGTTGGCTTTCCTACTACTTCAATGTCCATATTATCTTCCTGTGTTTCTGTTTCTCCTTTTTCAATAATAGAACACATGGTTTCAATTTGTGGAATAACTATATTTCTATAAATCTCACGTAATGTAAATAAATCTTTATATGAAGCAAAACCACTTGCCATCTGATAACGTGGAACATCTAAGTCTTCAGTGTTAAATGCTATAAGATGAAACTTAGGTAATCCCTTTGATTCCATCATTTTCTGAATTACTTTAAAGTCTTCATCATTTAAAAAATTTGACATATACTCTCCTTTTTGGATTATTTCCTTTTGCTTCCGATTAACTTTGTAAGTTTATTATGAATCTTGTTTATTTCATCTTTTACTTCTTTTTGTAATATCTTTTTCATTTTACGTATGCTTCAAGAAGTCGTCTATTCTTTTTGTGACACTCTCGAAACCTCCTTTCATGGTTCTGTTAATTTCATTTACGTCATCGTTATGAAT